TCTGAAACGTCCAAAGGTTGTGGAGTTTGAATATATGGATATCAACGGCGAACAACAGACAGGGAAGTTTGCTGGATTGACTGCTCGTATCTTCCAACATGAGTATGACCATATGGACGGTAAGAACTTTACAATGTGGGCATCTAAAATGAAGATGGATATGGCATTAAAAAAACAACAAAAAAAGTTAAAAAAAGTTCTAAAAACATCTTGACTTTGTTCTCAAAACAGGGTATTATGAATATACAAACTGAGAAAACAAACGGAGAATTATATTATGGCACATGAACTTGAAATCGTAAATGGTAACGCACAAATGGCATACGTTGGTGATTTACCTTGGCATGGACTAGGTACTAAGGTTGAACAAGACCTTACGCCTGGCGACTTCCAGAAAGTTGCTGGACTTGATTGGACAGTAGAGAAACAACCACTTGTTACTGCAACAGGTGTGAAAATCAAAAACAAAGAAGCACTTGTTCGTACTTCTGACAACTCTGTACTTGACGTTGTTGGTACAGGTTGGAATCCAGTACAGAACTCTGAGGCATTTGAATTCTTCCACGAGTATGTGATGGCGGGTGACATGGAAATGCACACTGCTGGTTCACTGAAAGATGGACAGATGGTTTGGGCGCTTGCAAAAACCAAAGAATCATTTGAGTTGTTTGACGGTGACGTTACTGACAACTACTTCTTGTTTACTAACCCTCACCAGTTTGGTAAGGCAATCAACATTCGTATGACACCAATTCGTGTTGTATGTAATAACACTCTTACACTGTCTCTGTCACAGAATGCAGATAAGATGTTGACTGTAAACCACAGAAAAGAGTTTGATGCTTCTGAAGTCAAAGAACAGATGGGTATCGCTCGTGAGAAAATGGAACAGTACAAGTCAATGGCAGCACACCTTGGTTCAAAGAGGTATACGCCTGACAACGTAATCCAGTACTTCAATGAAGTATTCGGTGCTCCTGCAAAGGAAAAGGTTGATGGTGAACTTCCATTCACATCTCGTAACTCAAAACTTGCTTTTGAGAACTTGGATGTACAACCTGGCGCCGAGTTCGCTCAAGGTACTTGGTGGACTGCATTCAACTCTGTTACTAACATGACAGATCACTTGCAAGGACGTTCTAACGATGGACGATTGGTTTCTTCATGGTACGGACGTAACCGTAAGGTGAAACTGAATGCACTGGATAAGGCGCTTGAATACGCTGATGCCGCATAAAAAAAGTTGAAAAGAGGGGTTGAATGACCCCTCTTGGATACCTATATAATATGGGTGCTGTTCGTAAGACGCCCAGTTGTCACAAAATATGCTTACTCTGTGACGCAAAGTACGGAGTTTGGTGGTTCTCCCTTAAAAAACCACCACTTTAATGGTATGCCGATAATCGGGTATCAAATTTATCTTGCTTAACAAAGGAGAAAAACAATGGTAAATACATCACTAACGCTTGATCCATCTAGGATTAATACTTACTCTATCGGGTTCGATAGAATGTTCGACAGTCTTATGGGGCAACACCCAATGACATCGAATTATCCCCCTTACAATATCGTAAAACATAGTGACGATAAGTACACTATTGAGATTGCAGTTGCTGGATTCTCAAAAGACGATATTGCAGTAGAAACCAAAGAGAATACTCTTACAGTACAATCTAAGGATTCTGGTGTGGATAAAACGGAAGTGGATACAACTGAATATCTACACAGAGGCATCTCTGCTCGTTCATTCAAGAAGGCATTTACAATCGCAGATGATGTGGTAGTAAATGGTGCCGATATGAAAGATGGTTTGCTTTTCATTGATTTGGAAAGAATCATTCCAGAGGAGAAGAAACCTCGTATGATTAAAATCAAGTAAATAAGTGGTGGGGGGAAAATCTATTGACATTCCCCCCATTTTTTGATATAGTAATGATAATGTAATTTGAGGATTTGTAATGTTTAAGAAAAAAGATGAACCTGTAGTCGCTGACAAAAGAATTGACTACAAATACTCAGAGGATAGAATCCTCATAGAAATGAAAGAGTATATAGATAAAACCTATAACGCTCACTATTCCCACAACAAATTTCAAGCAACAGAATTCATCATGGACAGTGGACATGGGGAAGGTTTCTGTATCGGTAACATTCTGAAATACAGTCAACGATACGGAAAGAAAGACGGCAAGAACAGAAATGACTTGCTAAAGGTGATCCATTATGGTATAATGGCACTTCATAATCACGATACAACGGAGAATAATTGATATGAAACTTAGTAATGATACACGAGAAGTTCTAAAGAACTTTTCTACCATTAACCAGAATCTTCTGGTAAAGAATGGAACTGTGATTGGAACAATGTCGGCGATGAAAAACATCGTTGCAAAGGCAACTGTTCCAGATACTTTCAACAATGAATTTGCCATCTATGACTTGAACGAGTTCTTGTCTGCAATGTCTCTATTCAAAGACCCTACACTATCTTTTGATGAGAAGAGTGTAAGACTTAACGAAGAGGGTGGTGGTAGTAATCTGACTTATATGTTCAGTGACCCATCTATCGTGACTGCACCCAAAACCGAAATCACTATGCCGAGTGTAGATGTAGAGTTTACCTTTACACAAGATACATTCAATCAGATTCTAAAGGCATCTGCTGTTCTTGGTGTTCCAGATGTAGTTCTAAAAGGAACTGCTGGTGGTACAATCGACCTTACTGTCACTGACAGAAAGAACGACACCTCTAACGATTTCAGTATCACAGTTGGTGATAGTTCGCCAACAGACTTTACTTACTACTTCAAAGTAGAAAACCTAAAACTTCTTTCTGGTGACTACAAGGTACAGGTATCCGAAAAAGGCATTTCGCATTTTTCAAATGTGACTAAACCAATCGAATACTTTATCGCTCTCGAAGCGGCCTAAACCAGAAGGAATATATTATGAATGATGTGATGCTATGGGTGGAGAAATACCGCCCATCGAAGATTAGTGATTGTGTTCTCACTGATGATTTGAAAACGACTTTCCAGACCTTTGTAAATGAAGGACACATACCAAACCTTCTTTTATCGGGTGGGCCTGGCGTAGGTAAAACCACGGTTGCAAAAGCAATGCTTGAGGAACTAGGTGCTACTTATATGATGATTAACGGTTCTGAAGAATCAGGTATTGATGTACTCAGAAACAAAATCAAGAACTTTGCAAGTACTGTCTCTATGGATGGTAATCGTAAGTTTGTGATTCTAGATGAGGCAGATTATCTAAATCCACAATCAACTCAACCCGCCCTGCGTGGGTTCATTGAAGAGTTCCATAAGAACTGTGGATTTATTCTTACCTGTAACTTCAAGAACCGTATCATCGAC